TGACCGTATTTTATTGCTTACAGAGGCGGATAGAGAAGCAGATGAACTTTTTTTGAAAATTCTGAAAGAGCTCGACCGGTCTACCGCCACAGCTGGGGAAGTGTTTTCACAGGCAGCGAGGTTGTTTTATGAGAGTATGAACAAATACTATGCTGCCAAGGGGCTTACTCAGATCCCGATCGAACAGCAGAGAGCGATTGTGAATTTCGTGAACGCCACGGCAAGCAATACGAAAAACACCTTCATGAACCTCAGTAATACAAGCGCGATTGGGTTCAGGGTAATGGATCTGGACGGGGCCGTAAAGTACGAGGGATTCAAAACCCACTACCACAACCTGGTGGACCAAGCGATTGCGGAGGTAGGAACGGGGCAAACAAGCTACAACAGCGCGATTCGTAATGCTCTCAAACACACTGCTGACAGCGGAATCAGGGTGTTGGATTACGAAAGTGGATACTCCAGACGGCTTGATAGCGCCCTCCGTCAAAACGTCCTCGATGGCGTGAAGGATATCGCTCACGAAGTTTCAATGCGCACGGGTGAGGAATTTGGAGCGGATGGGGTTGAAATTGACGCTCACAACTACTGTGCGGAGGATCATCTTCCATACCAGGGAAGGCAATTTACAAACAAGGAATTTGAGGATATTCAGAATAGCTTGCCGCGACAGTTTGGTCAATGGAATTGCCGGCATACGTACTACCCAATTATTTTAGGCCTCAGTGAACCTCTTTATACTGAGGATGAACGGCAAGCGATGAAAGAACAATCGACCGAGAAGATCGAATTTGAGGGTAAGGAATACACACGTTATGAAGCAACGCAGCTGCAGAGACGCATTGAGACCTCAGTAAGGCAAAGTAAGGATCGGGCGATCATTGCGAAGGCATCCGGAGATGATCTGACACGACGCGTTGAGCAATTGCGGATAAATCAACTGCGGGATAAGTATTCTTTACTCAGTAGGAAGTTTGGATTGCCGGATTCACGGGACCGAATGGCGGTTAGTGGGTTTAGACAGGTAAGGCAAACACTGATCAAGCCAGAGCAAATTGACTTCGCAGGTGTTAATAAAGTACAGCATGTAACTAACTTTGGTGACCAACGTCATTTCTACCCAGAATTAGAGCCGGGTCGGCGTTGGGCAGTGGATGCACCTGTTCACCTCAATAACTACGGCACTGAACACCTGCTAAAAGACGAATTACATTCGAGACGGATAGGTTGGCTGCAAGCAAACAGTCAGGATTTTGTTCGTGGGATTCATGCCCCAGAGTTTATTGAATCGAAAATCAGGTTACGGAGGGATGGACACTATTCGGTTACCAATATTGTAAAAGTGAGTGAGCCTGGCGAAAAAGGATGGGAATACATGGCAACCGCGATATCATTGTCTAAAACCTCAAACGGTTATCATCAAATAACTACGATCCATCAACTAAAGCTTAGAGATTTGTTTTATGCTAATGGGGTTTTGAAGCCAAAATACTCAAAGGTTAAGTAAAAAAAAGAGACTGTTGCCAGTCTCATATTTATCCCGTAGCCGGTGCGCCACACCCGGATCGCTCGATGACAGTGAGGGGCGTCTTCTCACCCCAGGACAATTACAGTATAGCACAATTTCAACTACAATGCAAATGGGCTATAATATGACCGCTATAATATGATCAGTCAGCGAGAACAAGCAAAGGAACCGGAGTATAATACAGGTACACCGTTGCGAATGAATCAATCCACTAAGCTATGAGCAAGCGCCTCTAACACAGGGGCGTTTTGCTTTAATTGACTTGCATAAATAAAAATGTGATATAATAAAAGCACAACCAAATAGGGTTTTCGGAGTTTCCCGCCCGAGACACGTCACTTGAAATAGTGGCCAGTGTCTTGGGTTTTTTGTTTTAACTCCCCAAAGCCCATAACACATGCTGACGAGCAACATACGGAGGAATACCATGGCAGAAGAAGCCAACACTACTGATAAAGATCAGGACACTACTACTCAGAACGAGGACAATTCTACGGCTGAAAAGCCGGAAAAGACGTTCACGCAGGCAGATGTAGACAAGATTGTAAGTGATCGATTAGCACGTGAGCGGTCAAAAATGCCAAGTGCTGACGAATTGAAAGCCTTTGGTGAATGGAAGAAATCTCAGCAAACGGAAGCCGAAAAGGCAGCGGAAAGAGAGAGGGCATTAGCGGAAGCACAAGCCCGCAGTGAAGAACTCAAACGCGAACTTTTGGTAAGCCGGGCAGGTGTGAAAGCAGAAGACGCCGATTTTGTGATCTTCAAGGTTGCAAAGATGGACGGCGATTTTGAACAAAACCTTGCGAAGTTTTTGTCTGAGAACACTCGTTTTACTGAGCCGGAAACTGAAATCGTTTCTGGACAAAAACACAATCCGTCAACACCGGAAACAATGTCGGGCGTGGAAAGAGCCTTTTTGAAAAGAAATCCGGGGTTGAAAGTTGATGAATAAATGAAAGGTAAATAAATTATGGCAAAAACACATACTATGCAAGAGCGATATTCAAGTCTTGTTCTTGCTAAATTAAGAAAAGAACTTGTCCTGCGGGATGGTATTGTTTTCAATAACGACTATGAAGGCGATCCCATTGCCGGAAAAGTGAAAATCCCCGTGCGAGACACTGAGGTAAGCGTTGGCGACTATGATGTCGCGACCGGTGCTTCTATCGCGCAAGGGGCGACGACATATCTCGATGTTTTGGTCAACAAGGATAAGGCTGTCAATGAACTGATTGATGGTTATGAAGCCGCAGCCGTTCCTGATGGATTGGTTGCCGAGCGCTTAGACAGTGCGGCTTATTCGCTGGCACAGCGCCTTGACAGCGACGGCGGCACCGAACTTCTGACCAGCGGAACTGTCAACAATGCGGCTCAGCTGACCAAAGACAACATCTACGACAAGCTGGTTGACATCCGCACCAAGATGAGCAAGGCTAATGTTCCGGGCACCCAGCGCTACGCGCTTGTAACCCCTGACGCTTACGCACTCATTCTAAAATCTCCTGAATTCGTGAAGGCGTCTGACTTGGGCGATGAGGTGGTGCAAAGCGGCGCGGTTGGGCGCATCGCTGGCTTTACCGTGTACGAGTGGAACGACGCTACTCCTGGACTGGCTTTTGTTTGCGGTCATCCCCGTTGGGCAACCCGCGTGAACGAGTGGAAAGTCCCCATCGCGGTAAAGGACCTGGGAAACACATACATCGGCGCGTCTGCTGTTCAGGGACGTATGGCTTATGCGCATAAGGTGACCCGCGCAAGTGCGGTTCAGGCGGTTTATTCCCCTGGTTCACTGACTGTCACCGCAACTGCAGGTACTGGCGCTGGTGAGACCGCTCTCACGGTTACTGGGAATAGCGGTACCGCGAAATATCGCGTCAATCCAACTGCCCGCGTGATTTACGATCAGGCTGATACGGGCTTTACCGCGCTCTCGACTAATCCGAAGCCTTCCGTTGGCGACATTATCGAAGTAGCCGACTTTGTATCGTCTAAGGCTAAAGCCGTGGCGTACATTGTTGTGGTTGCTGACATGATCAAAAGCTAACAAGGTTTGCACTTAGAGGAATATCATGGACGCCTTCATAGAACTTGATTACTACCAGAGCGCTTATGGCGGATCATCTATTGCGTCTATTGATTTTGACTTTGTGGCACGGCGCGCTTCTTATGAGGTGAATTCACTTACGTTTGATCGCGCCGAAGCCATTATCAACTCGGGGACTAACACTCATTTGATCGACCGGATAAAGATGGCAACATGCGCGGTTGCGGAAGAACTGAACCGAAACGCGGCAAGAGTCTCTGCTACTTTAGGTATTGACAGCGAAAGCGTAGGCGATCACTCAGTAAAGTACACGAGCGTTGGGCAATTGAGAGAACATGAATCGCTGGAGGTATACGCCATTGTTGAACAATATCTGGGGCTCACCGGTCTCATGTATAGAGGGGTCGCCTAATGTACGCGCCGCATTCAATGACCTGGTATGAGGGTAGGTTAGAGAACAATTCAATGACCTATACCCGCCATGAGATCCGTGAGGTTATGTGGCAGGCAAGCAAGGCGACCAACGTCATCAAGTCGGGCAATCTGGGCGCCGACAAGGCAAATATTTGGGTACCTTCTATACTGAGTGACGGATCTGAACGTGAGCTGCTCAGTATAAAGACTGGTGATTACCTGGTGAAGGGAATTGTGAAAGATGAAATAACCAC